ATAATACGAGGTACTATTTTTTTAATAACGATTAATGGTATTGTAGATCCTATTGCCATTATTTACCTTTATTTATATTTATCAACCATAATGTCCCAATTTTGTATTTTAGTCATTAAATCGGTTACTGTTTTAGATGTTAATTGTTTATTGATTGGTGTACATATGGTACCAGCTGCGTCAGCAAATCCAATTTTAATTGTATTAATAATTATTTGTAACAATTTAATTGTTGCTTCACTATGTAATAACGGTTCTTTATCGCTACTAATACCCATTTTTATTTTAGGCGAATTAATTTCAATTCCAATATTCGAATCTAATATAATAGAATCTTGTTTAGATGATAAAATAATCCGATCAGCTGATGCTATTAGTTGAGATTTATTAAATTGTACCGTGGAATCACTAATACGTATAGGATTGTGTAATTTTAATTTATTAATTTTTTGTGTAGATGTTAAATAAATAGAAGACGCATCATCCGCCGGCGATTCAATTGCAAATTTAGCATCCGATTTTACCGTTCTACCATTTGATAATATAGTAATAGGATCGCCAGGAACATCACCAGACCATTCGACATCAGCTGGTATTGTATATAGTTTATCTGTGGATTTAGCCGGCGTACTACCGAATCGTATACTGTTAGCCCAACGACCTTCTAATATTATATCTCCTTCATACGGTTGTAATGGATTAATATTAGTTTCAGGGAAGTTTTTACCAGGTTTTTTAACTTGAGCAGTTTCGTGTTTTGTATAATCTGATATAGAATTATGATTAATTGCCGAATTTAAATCAATTGTAGATAGATAATACCATTGTTCTTGATTATATGTGTTACTAGATATTAAATTACTATTTAATTTAAATACTAAAATTAATTCACCAACTATTGGAATTTTTTTTATATTATTATTAATTGGTTTAGCTGTTATAATTGGTTTATTAATCGAACCATCTAATCTAGCTTGACATGAAAATAATTCATATGAATTTGAATCGGTATGTTTGTATGTAGGATATGAAGTAACATCTAATACCTCAGCTACACTAAATTCAACCGGATTATAATTATTCATTTGAATCCTTCGATTTAGCTACTTGTTGTTTGATTTTTGTTGCTGCTTTATCGATATTAGCAATTTCATCTTCGAATTCATCTGAAAATGTATCTTCTGCTAATTTTAATAGTTCAGCTTTTTCTTCATCACTCATTAAACTATCAGCACCATTTATTTGCTGTTTAGTAGAAATTAATCGTTGAACGATTGCTGTTAATTTGACTAAATGGTCATCATTTTTAACACTTACTTCTAAGTATTCTTTAATTAACGGCACAATTACAGTGGCATCTGACGCATTACGTATCAATGGTTGTAATTGTGCAATCAATTGATTTATTTGTCGATCTTTCTTTTTTGAGTTATGATATACATCATGCATCAAATCAGCGAAACTGACACCTTTAAATATTTCTTCTGTATTATCCATATGAGTATTTTCATATAAATATCAGAAAGGCAAATTTACGAAGTTATTTTGTTCGTACTCTTTAAATTTAAGTTCGTATATAGATTTCAATTCCTTAACGACTCTAGTTATATTAGTAGTAACTAAACCAGTACGCTCTCTTATGAAAATATACAATGCTTTTTTATTAAATACCTCAATTACATCACGCGATTCAAAAATATGAAGTATAGAATCAGCAACATGAATATCGGCTTGATTTGTAAATATATAATTTAAGTTAGCATAACAATAATCAATATATGCATCCATAAAGTATTTCAATGTTTCTGTCATCTCATCATTATGCAGTTCAATCAACACATTTCGTTGTTCATCAATATCCAATTCAATTGCACCATTTTTTAACTTAGAATATGCTTTTTGATTTTCGCCAATTAAATAATTAAATGATGTTCTAGTATAGTATGAATAAGCCTTACCATTTTCTGGTTTGAACTTATCCAATTTACTAGTTAAATGTGTTACTAGATCGGTTTGTAAATCAGCAAATGTTGAATCAATATAATCCGGCTTTATTTTATTAATAATATTTTCAGCCATTTTCATTAATGCTGGGTATACAAATCTACGATATATCTTTTCACGTGATATATCATTCGGTGTTCTATTGTAACCGGAGATTGCTAATTCCGTAATAGTTGTCCAATAGTTATTGGATTTCTTCGCTCGCTTCGCCATTGAATTCTGTATGTAAACTAGTTATTACTTCATTTAATAATTGGAATGTAGTCCCGGCTTCATCATCATTAGCAAATGCACCTAACCGATCAATCTCAGTCATTTTATTATATGCACTTTCAATCTGACCGTACATGTATTCATTTACACTTTCGATTGATTCATAGTATGCCTGGTCATCCATTCTCGCAGATTCGCTATCTGCTAACAATCCGGCAAGTATATAAGCTCTACGACCGAAATAGATTGCTGCTACAACAGCAAATGTAATAGTTAATATAAAGATTACCATAATTAAGAAGGTGTATTAAATGAACTGAAAATGTCTGCAATTGAGGTATCTAATGTTGGGTTATTTTCTGCCAAGTTCTTCATTGCTGTACTTTTAGTAGCAGTAGATTTAACTGACGCAGCAACAGGTGTACCTGCTTTATAATTTCTCCAACGTTCATATTCTATAATAGAAGCCATATGATCTGCATGGTGTAAAATAACCGGTAAATTTGTTTTTAATTTAGCTTGAGCTGATCTAGAAACAAAATACGGCTTATTTGCATCATCATACATACCATCATGTATCTTAATAGCTTGATACTCATTCCAAGATACTTTAACTCCATATTCTTGCAATAACCATAAAGATAAATCAGGTACCATTGCAAACGGAATATTCGAATTTGTCTTATAAAGTTTACCTTGATTTTTACGATGCCAATCTGATGTTTCTACTTGGTATACTTCATTACCTTCACCCGGAAACCCTGATTTACCTAAATCATGATGCATTGCAGCAAATAATAATTCTTCCTCGGTATAACCAGACATATCTGCTCCGGTAACTGTCCACGTATTATGTAATGTTAATGCACAATCCATTACTCGAAGTACATGGTCTACATATCCTCCTGAAAATGCGTTATGAAAATGTTCCATGGACGAAGCTGGCATAAATACCATTCGATCTTCTAATTCATCATACATTTTATTTAATGCATCTTTACGAGTAGGGAAGAACTCATTAACCAATCCTCGGTAACGTTCCCAATTCTCTTTAATTTTTTCTGCTTCTAACATAACTTATTTTTTAGATTTTTTAACTGTATCAGATTCATATAAATCTAATATCTCACCACATACTTGTCGGTGTGTACATTTAGAACATGTAATTGCAGTTGCATCTGGATCAACTCGTTCACATTTGTAATTACAATATTTACATGCTAATTGCTTAAATCCTAATTTTCTTGTAATTTGCTTTGCCATTATTCGCGGTCAATATAATACTTTGCTGAATCTAACTTTGTTAATGCATCTGATAAATTGTGTAATGCTGACGCAACATCTGTTTTGCCTTCTTTAATTGCTCTACCTACATTTTTAATGATTTCTCTAGCATCTTCTAAATCATCGGTAATTTTAGCTTTGTACTTGTAATCTGCCATAACTTTTACTTTTATTTGTTTATTAATATTAACTTTTTTTTCACATATAATATATGGATATCGATCTTATATATATAATATAAATATAATTAACCTAAAATCATAGCATTTTTTTGTAAAGTTTCCACACGAATTAATGCTTGTTCTTTTGCCTTTGCCTCGATCATAATATCAATAGAATCAACATCATATGTATTCGGTAATTCTAAAATAAAGTCAGAATGTGCTTGTTCTCTAATTTTACCAAACTCTGCATAACTTTTTGCAAAGGTAGGCCAATTAGGTAAATCCTCCCACGCAATGCCATGTTTATCACATATATTTTCAATCAAAGTTTGATATTCTCTGCGACGAGATTCTGAATAATGAGTACATTGAGTAACACCATGCAAGTCCCAAGTTTCTCTCGCTAACATCAATGCTTCGCGTTCGGATAAGTCACCTGTATTGAATTTGTGATGAAAATAATCAAAGGTAATAGGTATGCCAATTTCTAAATGAAGCATCTCGTATAAATCTCGAACTGAATACATTGATGCCTTATCATCATTTTCTATAACTAATCTTGCCTTAAGATTGTCAGACAAACGATCATAGTTATGAATCCAACGACGGATAGTACCAGGCTTATCATTATAGGTAGCACCAACATGTATATTTATTTTATTTTCATAACTAGGTGCAAAGCCCATCAAGTCAAACAACTCAGAATGGCGTTCTAAACTAACAATACTATTGTCTACAACACGTGCTTCGGGCGAACCTAGTATATTGAAAGGGCCAGGATGAGTAGTTATGCGGTGATTGTGTGCCTTAGCAAAATCACCTGCATGTTTCAATACTTCTGAAATTTCTTCATAATCCGGCAATGCATTTAGTTCATAATGATTCCATCGAGGAAACAACTCAGAACCTAGTCTAAACAAACGAATATCATGTTGCTCGTTCCATTCTAAAATCTTAATTAAGTCTTGGGCATTAGCTAAAGATAGCTCGGATGCTAATTTCAACCCACCTTGTTTGAATTTCCTATCAATCATTGTACGACCGGTACGAATATTCTGCATACCTAATTCCATGTTATTACATGCATATCCTAATCTTTTCATATAGCTTACATTTTCTATAATAATATGAAATTATACTCATAAATCCAAGTAAATGTAATAATTATATATTTATAATAAATTTAATATGATAACTAATTATGAACAAATCAAAACAATACGAACAAACGGTTAAGAATAAACAATTAACTGAACAAAAGTCTGATTATTTGATGCCTAACCAACCAGATAATCCAGCTCAAAAAGGAAAACCTGGATATGTAGATCCATATAAATCATATCCAATGGATCCGGAAACAATACATACTATAGCAGATATTGCATCTTTCGGTGTTTTATTTATACCAGGAATTGGATTATTGTTATCAGCTGGAATACAATTAGGTAATGCTGCATTATATGCATCTGAGGGTGAAACTAAGGAAGCCGGATTAGCAGTGGTATTTGCATTACTTCCAGGTTTACCTAGTGTTGCTAAAAGAATTCCTGGATTAACGGGAATGACTAAAAAAGGTATTGACGCCTTACTAAAAGCAGTGCAAGCCAAAAAGGTAACTCCGGCACAAAAAATAATATTAAATAAGATTGGCGTAAATAAAGAGTTTATTAAACAACAAATTGAATCATTGGTTCAATCTAAAGCCAAAGCCAATGCAGCTAAAATTGCATCATCAGCATTATCGCCAGCTAAAAAAACTGTATTACAAAAACTTGGACAAGGTACCGTTAAATTGGGTACATTGGGTACGAAAATGAATGCCATTAATTTAGGGTATCTTGGTGCAGAAGCTGGATACAATAAAGTATATGATTGGATATTGCCGCCATATGAAGTAGCATTAAAACAACAGAAACAAGAATCTTATAAACAGTTGATGGCTTTCATGAAACAGCAACAAAAAGGTTTATAATTATTTTTTAACTTTCTTAAAAAAGAAACAACTATGAAATTATCAGAACAATATGCAAGAAAAATAAATTTATTAAATGAGTTTACCCATAATCCACAACAAGTTGATAAAAAAGCTGCTGAAAAGAAAAAAGAAACAGAATTACCATGGTATCTGCCAGATAACACATATGTTAGATATGGATTATATGCAGCTGCACTTAGTCTTTTCGGTCGATGGATAGCAGCTCCAACATATCGAAACTTACTAGCGCCAGGTAAAGTATTAAGCTTTAAGGATTGGCATTCCAGATTTAAACTTATAAAAGGTAATAGAAAAAATGGTATACCGCCACATAAAAGTGAAAGCTTATGGCGCCATTGTATGAATATAGCTACTCAAAAAGAGTTACATACTGCAAAAGACGTATACAAAAAAGTTGCAGATGGAAAAATGAAAGTGAACGCTGCCATGGCTGAATTAGATCGAATATATAGCAATCAGATAACACCAGTCCAACGTGTTAACATGAAGAATCAATTAAAAGCAATAAGACCAGCGCGCCGACCAATTCCACCACCACCTTCATTCGATAATATTAATCCAACTTATATTACTAGAGCTCAATTTGCTATATTAGGACCTAATCAGATAGCTGCATTAATACAAAATCCTGCATTGAGATTCTCACAATTACCATAATATTAATATACAATCAATACACCCCTATATTTATAATAAACTAAAAAGAAACAACAATGAAAAACATTTTAGCAGAAAATATGCTTCGTTTTGGAGTCAAAAATCTTAATGAATCTAAATTTAAACGTAGATTTCTTAAAGAGCAAGCAGCAAATGGTTTATCTGTACAAGAAATAGAAAAAATGGTAACTAATGATCGAAATAATAAATCTACATTAGATACTGCAAAAAATACCGGACAATGTGTATTTATTAAATCGCCAAAAGTAGAAAGTAAAACAGTTAATATGCCACCATTACAAGCACAGTTTTGGAATAATATGGTTTCATTGAAATTAGGATTGATGCCAGAAACTCCATTAGCAACAGTTAATGCAGGTGTTACTCAAATAATTAAAGATATTCAACAACAAAATTTAACTAATTTACAAATAGAAATAATTGGAACTGCTACTACTGCTACTGCAGGAACGCAACCAGATGGACTACTTTTAGCTAAAAGTCCAAAAATGCAATTAGACCACCCAGGTGGTAAACCATATGGTGGTGGACAGGCAAATAATGAATATTTAGCAAAACAACGAGCTGAATCAATAAAAACATTATTTGCAAAATTATTACCAACTGCTAAGTATACAACAACATCTAACGTTATCGAAGGTGGTGCTACTGCAGATGCCTTGAGATATATTCAAGTAAAAGTTACCGGTGATTACAAAACAAATGATAAAACGACTATAAGTAATTTATTTATGGATTGGACCGTATCATATCAAGAAGTTAGTGGTACGACTACAGGCCAAAGAAGTAATTCAGTAGGTGGTGGCGCGTCAGCTGCATATATTGCTACATTACTTATTAAATATGGTCAAAAAAATGTTCCGGTATTTAATGGTCAAGTATACTATGAGAGTGCAGAGAAATCATCTAACAGCAATGAAAATACTATATCCGATCCTAAAAGGGCAGCAAAAAAATCATATCCATATTTAATAAAAAGTGCTGGTACAACCGATAATCCAAACTTTAGTACGTTTTTAGCATCATGTGGATATTTTGATACAATAAAAGCATATGATATTGCTGGAGCTAGTGATTTACAAAAAAGACAAAATTCAATGTATCGAATAGATAGTGATATATTTCAAAAAATGGCTGCAAAGAAAACAGGAAATTTGCAAGACTTTATTGCATTAGCAGGTGGTTCTGATACACAAATAATGGATGCACAACATGCATTATATGCATATGTATATGATATTATAGCTAAACCACCAACACTAACCCAACTTAAATAATTATTTAATATATTTTCCTAGAATAATATAACAAAATCCATTTTGGCGATCGTGATAAAAATATACACAGTCCCAAAATGGATTTTTTGTTAATGCTGTCCAATGTGCTGAACATATTTTATAATGTTCTAAAACATCAGTAGTGATATAATCATATGAATAACTATCGACAGAAAACGACATAGTCAATTCCTCAGTTATCGAAGCAAATACGTTTGGTTCTACCAATTTAATTCGATCCCATGGTTCTAAAATTTCATCAAAATTAGGTATGTCTGCTCTTTGAGTATGTGTAAGTGTAAATTCTCCTTGCAACCATTCTTCACCTTTTTGAAATATTTTATTGTTTGCGCAGTAACGATTATATGCTGCATTTTGTGTAGCTGCTGGTTTTAATCTCACATCAACGATTAATGGTTTCATACCAGCATCTTTACGAATTTTATTAAGTTTCTTCAATGTTTCAGTCTGAATAAATTCAGATTTTAATGAATCAGAAATTTTATCTGCATCTGCAACTTTGTTGATATTCCAATTGGTATCCATTTCAAAAAAGTCACCAGTATGACCAATTTTGTCAGTTAATTTAAAAGGTTGTGCATTTACAAATCCACTAACTACTACTGCTAAAACTACTGCTAACTTTTTCATATCTCTTAAATTTTAATTGGTTAATTATTTTAAATCTCTTATACTATAAATATATGAAATTGAATTCAATTATCCAACCACAATCTAATCTTTTTTCACAAATCCATTAAGAAAGTCTCGTTGCTTTTGTATAGCATCATTTAATTCATTTTTTGGAGTTTTGCTTCGTTTCGGTGTATTGCGTTGCTGCACTCCAGTAAGGCTAATTGGATTAACATCGACTGTGCTATGTTCTTCGGATCTGTTTTGTTGTACATCGTTGTCACTGACACCAACAGTTGCTCTGCTGACTTTATTGTTTCTTCTGCTAGCAGTTTTTGGTATTGTGGTGTCTTTTTTAGCAGTGACATTGGTATCTCCGGTATCGTCGGAAGTGTTTTCATCATCTCGAGATACTCGTCGGAAGGTAACCGTTTCGTAAATTGAGTCTCCGGCGTTGGCTGCATATTCATTGAGCTCGTCGACGGTATACTGTTTTGTAACATCGTATTGTAATAACCCAGTTTCGTATTTTGTTTTCCACTCACCAATTTGAATGCCACATGGATATTTTCTTTTACCCAATTGAATGGTGTACATAACACCCCAAGTAGATTTCGCAGTTTTAATAACATAACCAAAGCCTTTAGTGTTGAACCAGGTGAAACAAACTGCGTCACCTGGCTTAAAATGTTGTTTATTGAATTTGTCGACTATTGAAGTCGGCGGTTGCATAACTGCCATATTTTTAATTTATACATATATGAGACGTCTGATCTATGATAGCGAAGATACGAAGATACCTAGTAATCTTACCGCGTTTAAAAGACTTCTCAGCTACCTTGTCGCGTCTCAATATATATCCAGATTCTACGAATCTATACACTACCGTACGGATTGCTTTTAAACTATTTGATTCTACCATTATATTAGTATCATCAATTAGAATATCAACCCTATTAGGATCCGATGCATATTTAGGATCTTCATATGTTTCGGTAACATACGTGTCCGGTGAATCTTTTAATCGTTCCTCAATAATTATTTTAAAAAATTGAGCTAGATCAGGTCCGCGCTTATTTAATGCATTTTGTTGTTCTTCAAACAATTGAAACAAAAATGATGCACGGGATGCAATATCTAACTTTTTTTTAAAATAACTATACTCTGAATAATTAACGTTAATACTATCGAATAGTGTTTCCATTTACATTTAGTTGTTGTATGTCAAATAAGTCTACGATATCTCCAGGAGTTAATCGTTTAATTATTGCAATCTGTTCTAATGCATTATACCAACACGTGGCAGATACACGACCTATAGGTTCACGTAATTTATCTGTTATTGAATAATAAATAAATGTTTTCATACAGGTATAATATTTTATTATAAATATAAGCCTAGCTCATATCCACGTGTGATAGCAGTGGTTGCATCTAACAATGTTGTCGATAATCTTGCAATTTCGTGTTTGCATAATACGAAAGATTCACCTCTAATCGAAACATCAAATGTATCAGTTTTACTAGCTTCTGATGAATAAATTGTATTAATCAATTCTTCAACACTTTTAGAATATGCAATCAAATCTTTAAATTTAAATTGAATTTTTCTGCTATTCAATGTTAAATACCCAACATCGGTATTCATTGGATCCTCCTTAAAGATTTCTTCTGAGATCTTATCTGCGATTATAAAATCCGTTTCAGCCCATACTTTGCCATATCTTGCTACAAACTTATCTGTGATTGCTGCTGGCGAATTAATACTTTTAATCATGTTTTTTTATTTATAACTAATTTTTAATTATGCTCTAACAATTGGTAATGCATCATTTTCTAATAGTTCCTTATAGGGAATAGTTGTTACTATTTGATCACTATCACATAGCAATTTAGTTAACGTTCTATTAATATAAGTTCTATTGCTGGATGCTGTATTTACCATTGTCATGGCACTTCTGTTTTCTAACAATATATCATACATTGTTTTTTTGTTGACTAGAAAACTGTCTAAAATTACTGCTACTCGATTTGCATCTTCAAACGTAACGATAACGGTATCTCCTGCTTTGTATGCCATTATTCTATAATTTTAACAATTTTACTATTCGTAACTGATTTTACTTCGAAGTCGAAAGTATAGCCTTTGAAATCAGCAATTACCTTTGCTTCTGCTTCTGTAACTGAAAGTGCTTCAACTAAATAAGTTTCTGTACTTCTTTTTTCTTTAGTACCTTTAGGTGTGTCAACCACATCTGTCAATTGTACCTTTGCTGTGTAATACGCCATTTTAAATAAATTTTTGGTTATTAATTATATACCATAATAATATGAAATATATATTTAAAATCCAATCTATTTTTTATTTAAAAGTTTATTTAATTTTTTTTGATTTCTATGATAGATATATGCTTTTTGAATTTGATCGGTAGTTAGATCTAAATTAATAGCCAAGTTATCTAATATATCAGCAATCACTCGTTGTTTCGTAAAACTAGTTTTTGCCTTCAAGTTAATCATATCAATTATACGTTCTAATTGATTAATGAATCCTCGAGGTAACAAATTTAATTCACGTGATTGTTTAACGTGCACTGTTGATTTAGTTTTCGTTGGTTTTGATTTAGTTTTTTCAGTAATTAACTGAGTAGCTATTTTTACTGATTCAGAAAGTATATCACCATATCTAACAACCCATGCATTTTCTGGTCCAGGTGGTTCCGATGGTTCTGGCATAGGTGGTTCTTCTCCGCCACCTGCAGGTGCTCCCGATGTTTCAGTATCTGTTTCTAATTTTTCTTTTTCATCATCACCAAACCCATTAATGTCATCTAATGATAAATTTAATTGTAATGTATAATTAGTATCAGTTCCATAACCACCATATAGTGCAATTTCTATAATACCATCATTAATTAATTTATCTAGCATTTCTCTAGACAAATTTAGATCCTTACCGGTACGCATTAAGAATTCTTGTATACCGGCATCGGAAGTAGAATATATTATACCAATGTGAGTAGTTCCACGTGCATCAAATTTACCTAAGAAACTTTTTTCTGCAGGAGTAAACATTGATTTCTCAGCATCTACTGGTGCATTATCCAATTCTGGGGCTTCTTTGATTAATTTCGATATTGTTGAACGTATAATATATTCTACTGACTTTGCCATAATTAATTAAATTTAATTAGCAGGTTGTTTAGTTTCTGCTAACTGAGTTGAACGATACTTACTAATTAGCTTTTTAAGTTCGTTAATTGATTTACGAGCTCGAGCAGCTGCTGTTTTAACATTTTTTTCAGTAAACCTAACGTGGTTTTCTTGGAATTCTAACCAAATTTGTTCCATAACCACATACATTTCTTGTGACGTAATTGCTTGTTCTGACATAATATAAACCTTTTTAATTTATTATAAATATAACTATAATTAAGTTATGGGTAAAATTTTTCAATAAATGCATCTAAATTACTAGCCGTTGATTTGAGTATAACGTTATTAGTTAATTCAGCATATACATTGTTATCGGCAACATAAAGTCGTAGTATATGTGCTGTATTAATAAACTCACGCCTAATATCACCAGACTCTTGTATAATATCTGCTACTATAAATTTATGATCCAAGCTTTCCCTGTGTATTAGGATCGATATTACCAAAATTATTAGGGTTCCATGATTTAGTTACACCGCGGTTTCTGCCATGGATAGCTACCATTAAGTCAGTTGATTGTGACATTGTTAAAAGTTCAATTGATTCTATACCATTAGCTTTTAAAAATAGATCAACGATTTCTTTAATTTCAGGATCGCGGTTTGATAGTGTATTAATTGCTCTTAAATAAGTACGACCAATTTGATTATCTTTTGCTATTCGATCATCTTTTGCTATTAGATCATCGTTTGGTAGATTATATACAGACAAATCGATTGTATCTTGTATATCTGCAGGAATATTATCCCATATCGTTGCAGCATATTGATTAGCTAAATCTGGTCCATCATCATCAGCTGAAGCTAATAACGCATTTTCTCTATCTTGATCTGACATAGAAGACCAAATTTTATCTGCACTATAATTTTCATTAATTACCGTACGTACTAAATCTAATTCTTCTTTAAGAAT